GATGGTTTATTTCTTCACCACAATCATCGCACGTTCTCATTATTCACAACTCCCACAAGAAGTATAATCATCACATTCACAATATCTGTTTAGTGGCGGATAAGGATTATTACAATCTTCTTCAACCACCAAATCAAAACTCCCATCTGAATCATAATTTCTCCAAAGTCTGTCATGATATGAATCTTCTAATCTTTCAAGTCGTAGTTCTATTTCAAGGTCGGGACAGTAACCATCACAATTACTTTCAAGATGAATTGGGTCTGCATATGGATATAATAACCATGCTTTGATATGAGCATCATATTTTTCTTCACTCATTCTATCACCACTCAATGATACTGCATTCGTATCTAAATTGACGTTCTTCATAATCTTCTTTCCATTCTGTAAGGAACTCTAGTTCTTCTTTCAAACTCATGTAATCATCATCACATTGAATCTTTGCCATTTGAGCCTTACATTCTTCTATATCTTCATCATATCCGTTTGACATATCCATTATGCCCACCTCACTTTGTTACCAATGGTGTTAGTGATTAGTAATCCACCATTTGCCTCAACTAGAACTACTGGTCCCTTCCTAGTTCTTGTTGGTTTTACTACCATTGGATTGATACCGAGTCTTCTAGCCACTTGAGCCATTTCCTCAGACCAACCACTAGGTAGTTCTTCATTCATTTCTTCGTTCGTAATTTTGTTTGTAATCATCGCGATTCCTCCCATATTATTACTATATCATAGGAAGTACATAAACCTTCCGATTGGGTATTTTTCGGGTTTTGAGACATTTGGTACTTAAATTGTTACTTTCGGGACATTATTTTGTATCACTGTTGAACAATGTATCTATTTTGCCTCCTATGATTGTGTAGTATTTTTATTGATTCAGGGAAGTCAAAACGACCTCTGATTGATAATTATTTATGGTCGAATAGTAACATTTCAATGATAGAAAATGACTGAAAAACCTACCATAACAACTAAGCAATAGCAGATTTCAAGGCATATTTTTTGTACTTTTTATATTATCTCAATAAAAATTAACATATTTTTTTTGTACTTTTCGTTTCTCTACCAAAAAAAGGTACAAAATTTTTTTGTACTTTTTATTTTATCTCTCCAAAAAATAACAAAATATTTTTTTGTACTTTTTATTTTTTTAGTCGAAAAAGTAACATTTTGGTTTTTTTGTACTTTTTTAAATAATTATATATTCTATATAGACTATATAGTATATAGTGCTATATACCTTATATAAACTATATAGATTTTAACGAATCGTTAGACTGGTCGGCAGTTTTTTTGTACTAAGAAAGTACAAAAAATATGGGATTACGTCTGCGTTTTTGTACCTTTTAAAAATCGCCTCGACAACTGTGGGATGTTTTGCATTGGATTTTATTTTTTTAGAAAAATCGTTGTACTGCTCGCCATTTTTTTTGTACCTTGGAAAAAATAACAGTTGTATGCGACCCATTTTCCGGCGGACCCGACCTCCGACCTCATCGCATTAATAGTATATAACCTTTTTCTGCCAGTGCGTCTTAAACGCTTATATACTAGAAAATCAAAAAAAAGTAACTAGCACCTGAAAATTATGGGGTCCGACCCCTAAGCATATTGAGATGGGGGTATATAATACTTCCGAATGGCCCCCCCGTACCCCATACCAGACGGGCTGGGGGTATATAATACTTTTGGGCTGTTTTGTTATTTTTTTGTACTTTTTTTGTACTTTTTATATACTTTTTTTGTATTTTTTTCTTTTTTTGTACTTGTTTTTTTTGTTATTTTTTTGTCTTTTTTTCTTTTTTTGTCCACTGTTTTTTTGTCCAGTGTTTTTTGTCCATATAATTTTTTGTCCCTTGAAAAAAATAAATAAAAAAAGTGGGAGGGAGTCGAAGGACATGACTCCCCCCCTTGGGGTGGGTCCGGGTTTCACCCCCCCGGACCATAGGGTAGGACGTATTGTTACCTCAATGGCATATTTATAGATTTAATATCAAACTAAATTTATTAGTTTATCAGTGCCGTGCGTATTGCTATGACCGCATTCTTTACACTGAAAACATCTTTTACAATGTTTATGATGTAAAACCGGGGTCACTATATTACCGCACATATGGCAATATTCGTTACTCATAATTCCGCTCCTCCTATACCCTACCCTAGTCATAGACAGTATATAATACTTTTTATGTTATTTTTTGTCTTTTTTTGTTATTTTTTGTGCTTTTTTTTTATTTTTGTCCAAGCGGTTTTTTGTCCAAGAAGTTTTTTGTCCAGTATTTTTTGTCCAAATAAAAAATTAAAAAAAAGGAGGTTAGTCCTCACCTCCTTCTTCCACTTTCACTTCTTCACCACAATCTTCGCATATATCGCCTACCTCATAACAAGTACCACAACATTCAGCGAAGTCATTACAATAACAATCACCTTCTGCATAACATTTCCCACACTCATGAGTATGCGCTTCCATTTCTCTTTGAACTTCCCACCATTTCTCTACCAAAAAAAGGTACTCCCACCATTTCATCATTCAATCACCTCTACCCATGAAAAGTCCAAGTATAAGTCTCCATTTTCATCTACCAATTCCAATTCGACCCTCTTGAAAAATCTGCCTGTGAATTTACAAGTCCACATTTCAAAGTCACCCATAGCACCGCGCTCGCACCTATCGCACTCGCACCCGTAAGGAATAACTTGAAGGTCAAAAGTTTCATCAGCCATTTATTCATCACCTCCGCATGGGATGACCTCAAAGTTAATCAAGTCAAATACTGCATATTGGTCAAGTTCCTCGGCAATTTCCATAGCGATTTCAAGGTCATAAGAAACCCTTGAAGCGTCAAGCACTAAATCATCACCATCTACCCACGCACCGAAATAAGCATAAATACTTTGGTCCCTAGCCCATCGGGTAAATGCTCTAATAATCATATGAAGTAAATTATCATCACATAATAAATAATTAGATATTCTTAAATCATCGCCGTGAAACATAGCGACAGCGTAAGCCGTACCGGATGTATGAGCAGAAAAATCTTCAATCTCAAGGGTTGGAATATCTCCAGAGATAAAAAGGGTACACCCTCCGTTACTCTTGATGTACTCAAGAGCGAGGGGAGCAGTCAAAATGTCGTTCGTCGTCGGTTGTTCGTCCATGTCCTACCCTATACTTGAAAGTACATAAACCTTTTCATAATGAAAATGTTTATATGCTATCGCTTTTTAGATGGTATCATGTAAGTCTTTTATATCCAATTTTTGTCTTTTTTTTATACATTTTTTGTCTATTTTTTATACTTTTTTTGTGCATCTTTAGTACTTTTTTTGTCGGTTTTTTATTTTTTTTTGTCCAATCTTTTTTGTCTTTTTTTGTCCAGTCTTTTTTGTCCCTACAATTTTTGTCCCTGCAATTTTTGTCCCTGCAATTTTTGTCCTTCAAAAAAAATGCAAAAAAAATATGGGGGCCGAAGCCCCCATGCGCCCGAAGACGACTTTGGCTCTCATTTTGATTCGCGGTTTTCAACTTCTTATTATCCTCCTACCTTGGTCATTCATTCCTACTTACTCAATCAGTTGTACGGTTCAGTGTTTCCGCCTTGCTTCATAGCCCAATTGAATAGGGTAAGTTGGTTGTCAATAGCATCGCGTTGGTAAGTTAAAGATTCACTTAATAGATTCTTCAAAACATCAAATTCACGGCGTAAGTCATCGACAACCTCGGTGTTACCTTCAACCTCTAATTGTAAGTCAGTAAGGTCGCCAGCAGTAACAAAGTCACTGATGGCGTCTTCTGTTACGAAGTGGTCATCACAGTGGTTTTTCACACTGTCGTCAACACGTTGGTCTAAGTCGTTGCTTATGTCCTTGAATCTGTCTTCAACAAATTCCTTAACTTGCTCGATTTCAAGACTTAGTTCTTGATGCATAGAAGCACCGTCGAAAGATTCCTTGATTTCTTCAACTAAAGCATCCGCTAGTTCAACAATTTTCTCATTTAGTATAGTCATTATTCATCACCTCCTTGACCGGCGACTCCGGTTTCATCATTGTAAGTAGTCCATTGAGACAATGCCTCTATGAACTTTTGATATTCATTTTGATATGCTTCTGATTTCTTATCCTCAATTATTGCATCAGCCTGTTCAAGTAGTGCATCAACATCAATGGTTTCATCATAGTAAATATCTATGTGATAAATACACGGATGGAATTCCCCCATTTCTTGAACACATAATCTAATATTACCACCAATGACCCACGCTTCTCGGTATTTCTTGGTTGAAATACTGATAATATCTTGAACGACACACTGTTGAATCTCAGGATTTCCACAGATAGTAACCGCGATAATCTCATGACCCTCAAAGTTATGGGAAAGGAAATGAAGGGCAGAAGGCCCGTCATACTTCTCCATTATTGTTCACCCCCTTGGTCCCGACGGTTGAAGTAGTCACGAGTTACAAAGACCTTGATTGGAGTGCAATAGATACCACTCTCATTGAAGTTCTTGCTAATGTACTCCTCAACCTTAGCACCTTCGATGAAGAAGGTCATTTGCTTGCAGTCGGTCCACTGAGTCCCTCTGTATGCTTGGCCCGCCTTGGTTCTGAACTTACTCTTCTGGTCTTCAACTCGACCAATTGAAAAATATGGGCGACCTTGAGCGTCTAAGGCTAAGATGAGGTGTTGAGCGTGTCGTGTGTGGTTTCTTGTGGTTTCACGAAGTACGACTTCATGAATGTCCTTGTCAAGCATTGAGCCACATGAACGACATATGATTGAATTCAATGGGAATGTAGTCCCACAAGAGCATAAGAAACGCTTAGAGTAGTGAAGCCCTTTGTCTAAGTTAGAAGTAGATAGACCAATACGACCACGCTGGTTCATGCTTCTCATGTCACTGATTCGATAAGGTGCTTCCCTAACTACTCGACTCTTATTGTCATCACCGTGAGCATATTCACCAAAAGCAGAAGGATGCAATTCATTGAACTTCTGTGAACCCTTGATACTATCTGAATCAATTACTGTTACACTGATACTATCCAACTTCTTGATAACTGTCTTGATTCTCTGTCGTGAACTGTAGTCAATGACTCGACTTCTTGCTATTTGTCTCAAAGTCATTATCTCGGTTCTCTCTGTTACATCTCCGAGAGTCTCGATGATAGTCTCTCCAAGAACTTGAAGATTAGTGTTAGGGATAACCTCGTTTAACCCTACGGCTTTCGTCATCATATTCATTAATGTCTGCTTTCCTCGCATGATGTACCATTCTCTTAGTAGTATATAGTCTTTTAGTGCCAAAAGTCTGAAAGACCGCACCTCAGCATATGCTTAGTGCCACTCAAAATTTTTTACAAAATTTTTGAAAACAAAGTATTTATACTCTACGTCGTCTTGTAACTCCGCCTATACCAGAACCGCCGCGTCGTGGAAGAGATGCGCGCTTATTGCCGCCAATCCATTCGCCGCCGGTCATAGAACCCATCGCAACCGGCACATTCCCCTGTGGAATCTGTAACTGGTCTACCGCGTGTGCAAAGGCCATAGCAGCGTCGTTATGCTTGCCCAAGTCTACAATGATGCCGTCGCGCCACGCATGAGTCTCTAACTCTTGGAACAGGATATTTACCTTGCGTCTTGTCTCGTCGTTGCCATAAGGAAAGATTAACTTCTCG